GGCGCGCCCGGGCCCTAATCGGGTGGGTCCAGGACATTCCAGAAATTTTGCGTCCACGCGGGGCCGCAGCGCGGGCGCAGGTGAAAAAAGCTAAAGTGATCCTGCGAAAGGAGGCAAAAGAATGGCGGATTGCGAAAAAAAGCGGGACTATCGCAAGACAAAGGTGTTCCGGGAGCTGCGGAAAGCTATGCTCGAAAAATTGGCGCTGCGCGGCCAGAAAGATCCGGCTTATACGGACAAAGTGGACGAGTATATGGACTTCTGGGTGCGCCGGTGCGAGCTGCGGGACGATGTGGACGCCAGAGGGCTCGCCGTAACAGATGAGCGGGGGCGTCTGTCGGAAAACCGCAGTGTGTCCTTGGAAATCCAGGTGTCCCGGCAGATGCTGGCCCTGTTCACGGCCCTTGGATTCAAGCCGGAGGATTTTGCGGGAGGCTCCTTCGATGATGACGACCTGTAGCATCCCGCAAGAGGTGCTGGAATATCTGGAGCTGGTGGAGAAGGGGCCACACCGGGTCTGCAAGGAGCAACGGGCCTTGGCCGCTTTGGTTCGGCGGTGCTTTGAGCAGGAAAATATTTACGTCGACACAGAACAGTTAAAAAAATATCTGAAGCTGGAAAAATATTTCCCCTTCCGCCTGTTCCCCTGGGAGAAGTTCCTCACAGCCCTGTGGGACTGCACCTACTGGCGAAGCAGCGGCCTTCCCCGGTGGCCCAATGTGTTCTGCCTGCTGGGGCGCGGCGCGGGAAAGGATGGCTTCATCTCCTTCTCAGCCCTGTGCTCTGTCTCTCCCTACTGTGAGGTGCCCAGGTACGACGTGGATATCTGCGCAAACCTGGAAGAGCAGGCCACGCGGCCTGTGGCGGATCTGGTAGAAGTCCTGGAAGGTACCGGCTGCGCCAAGCGGCTGTCCAAGCACTTTTACCATACCAAGCAGGTGGTCCAGGGGAGAAAAAACCGGGGCAGCGTGCGGGGCCGCACCAACAATCCCAAGAGCCGGGACGGTATGCGCACCGGCAAGGCGGTTTTCAACGAAATCCACCAGTATGAGAGTTATTCCAACATCACCGTATTTCGGACCGGCCAAGGCAAGGTGGCCCATCCGAGGGTCGGATATTTCAGCTCCAACGGCAATGTATGCGACGGGCCCCTGGACGACCTGCTTGCCCGCAGCCGGCGGATCCTCTTCGAGGGGGAGCCGGATAAGGGGTTCCTGCCCTTCATCTGCTGCCTGGAGGACAAAAAGCAGGTGGCCGACCCGGACAATTGGTACATGGCGAACCCCTCCCTTGCCTACATCCCCAGCCTGCTCCAGGAGGTCCAGGATGAATACCAGGAATGGCTGGAGCATCCGGAGCAGAACCCGGATTTCCTCACCAAGCGGATGGGGCTGCGCAGCCAGGCGGCGGAGATCGCCGTCACGGACTACGACAACGTATTGGCCACCAACCGGGAGCTCCCGGACCTGCGCGGCTGGGCCTGCGTGGCCGGCGTGGACTATGCGGAACTGAGCGACTGGGCGGCTGTGAACCTCCATTTCCGGCAAGGGGACTTCCGGTTTGATCTCAACCACGCCTGGGTCTGCACCCATTCAAAAACGCTGACGCGGGTCCGCGCCCCCTGGCGGGACTGGGCGCAGAGGGGGGATATCACCGTGGTGGACGAGGAAACCATCCACCCGGATCTCCTGGCGGGCTGGATTCAAAAGCGTATGGCGCTGTACCAGATCAAAGGCCTGGCGCTGGACAACTTCCGCTGGACCCTGGTCAGTCAGAGCTTCCGGCAGATCGGGTTTGATGTGGAGCGCAAAAACGTGAAGCTGGTGCGGCCCAGCGACATTATGACTGTGGAGCCGGTAATCCAGAGCTGCTTTGACCGGAAATTGTTTTTCTGGGGGGACGTCCCCCATCTGCGCTGGGCGGTGAACAACACCAAGCGCGTCCGCTCCAGCAGGAAGATCGGGTTTGAGACCGGCAATTTTACCTATGCGAAAATCGAGGCCAAAAGCCGGAAGACAGACCCGTTTATGGCCCTGGTGGCCAGTATGACGCTTGAACCGCTGCTTGGCACAGGAGGCGGGCGTGCAGGCCCTCCGCCGGCAGCGATTGCGGTGTAAGGAGAGGAAAAAGCTATGCAGGAATTAAAAGCGTGCCCATTTTGCGGTGGGCCGGGGAGGATAACCCTGAGAAGCGTCGGAACGGACGGACGTTCCGACCGGTTCATGGAAGAGTATGCGGTGGGGTGCGTCCAATGCGGCGCAACTACCGGCAAGATTCATCAGAGCCGGTTTTTCCGGAAAAATGGCGAGTTCATTATGGAAAAGGATGGATACGCGGAGGCTGTCGCAGGCTGGAACCGGCGGGCAGAGACGCCCCCGAATGAGGAGACCTTTCTGGAAGGGCAGGGAGGCAGCTAGCATATGGCATTCTCATTGAAACGATTTTTCCCCTGGCAGGTAGGGGAGGCCCGCGTGGAGGAGGTCTCCTGCCGGGAGCTGCTCGAGGCGGCGGAGGAATACCGCATCCGGGAACTGGCCTTCTGGTGCTGTGTCAATCTCATTGCCAACGCTGTGGGCCGGTGCGAGTTCCGCACCTATCTGAAAGGGGCGGAGATACGCGGTGGGGAGTACTACCTGTGGAACGTGGAGCCAAATGTGAACCAAAACAGCACCGTCTTCCTCCACAAGCTGATCGCCCGGCTGTATCAGGATAACGAGGCCCTGATCGTTCCCACCCGGAAACGGGATGGCAGCGACGCCATCGTCGTGGCGGACAGCTGGCAGGTCCCGCCGGAGTACCCTTCCAAGCAGAACGAATACAAGGGCGTTGTGGTGGGGGAGGTGCATTATGATAAAACCTTCTACGAGAAGGACGTCATTCATCTGACGCTGAACCACTGCGACATTGGGCCGGTAGTGAGGGGAATATACAACGCCTATACCAAGCTCATTAGTGTGGCCATGAACAACTACGCCTGGTCGAACGGCCAGCATTGGAAGGTGAAGGTTGACCAGATGGCCAGCGGGCAGGAGAACTGGGCGCAGACCTTCCAGAAGATGGTGGAGGCGCAAATCAGGCCCTTCCTCAACAGCGGCTCCGCTGTGCTGCCGGAGTTTGACGGCTGGAGCTATGAAAATGTGGGCAAGAGCTTTGAGTCCGGCCGGGACGCCAGCCATATCCGGTCCCTCGTAAACGACGTCTTTGATTTTACCGCCAACACTCTTCTGATCCCGCCGGTGCTCCTGCGCGGGCAGGTGGAGGGGGTTGGGGATGCCCACGGGCGGTTCCTCAGCCAGTGTATCGACCCGCTGATGGACCAGCTGTCGGAGGAAATCAACCGGAAGAAATACGGCTATGAAAAGTGGCGGGAGAGAAGCTATATGCAGATTGACACCAGCGCCATTGAGCACTTCGACCTCTTCGGCAACGCGGCCAACATCGAAAAGCTGATCGGCTCCGGGTATTCCTACAATGACGTGCAGCGGGCGGCGGGCGGCCGGGAGATTGACGAGCCGTGGGCCAACGAGCACTTTATTACCAAGAATTTTGCAGAGGCGCAGAGTGCGCTGAAAGGAGAGGGAGCGTGAAGCGACTTTGGGAATTGAAGCAGTCCGCCCAAGCGGGTGTGCTGGATCTCTATCTCTACGGCAATGTGGAGAGCGACGGCGAGGACTGGCGGACCGGCCAACGTTTGGAGAGTGAAACCAGCGCCAACCACTTCCGGGACGAACTCGGAAAGTATCCGGAGGCCAAGGAGGTTAACGTCTACATCAACAGCTATGGCGGGTCTGTATTCGAGGGCACAGCGATCTACAACCAGCTCCGGAGGCACCCGGCCCATGTGACCGTGTACATAGACGGTTTTGCCTGTTCTGTGGCATCCGTCATCGCCATGGCCGGGGACAAGGTGGTCATGCCGAAAAACGCCATGATGATGATCCATAACGCCTACCTCTACGCTGTCGGGAATGCTGCTGAGCTGCGCAAGGCGGCAGACGACCTGGACACCATTAACCAGGGAAACCGCCAGGCGTATTTGCAAAAGGCCGGCGGGAAGCTGGATGAGGATGAGCTGACCGCTATGATGGACGCCGAGACCTGGCTGACGGCGGAGGACTGTATCCGGCTTGGGTTGGCGGACGAGTATGCGGAGAAGGACGCTGATATGGCGGATGCCTCTGCCATCCTCCAACACGCCAAGCTGAACCTGGAACAGCGTATCCACTTGCAGAAGGCTCTGGCGGCCCAGCTGCGTGAGGTTGTCCATCAGCCCGCACAGCTGGAGCAGCGTGAGCCTGAGGCCCCGCCCCCGGAGCCTCAGAAAGATCCCGAACCGAACAGCCAAACGGCCGGCATCATGGGGATGCTGGGCGGAATGTTTACCATCAGAAAGTGAGGAACTGTACATGCCTATTTCGATTGATCTGAAAAATGAAACCCTGCTGGCGCTGCGCCAGAACCTCCAGGATGCTATGAACGCCAACGACCAGGAGAAGTTTACCCAGGCGTTTGAGGGGATCCTCCAGTACTACGCCAACAAGAACCTGGAGGACTTCCAGTCCCTGCGGGAGGAAACCGACGCAAGGGTGCTGGCAGCGCGGGGCGTACGGCAGCTGACCGGGACAGAGCGGACCTTCTACCAGAAGCTGGGTGCAGCCATGGGCAGCGCCGACCCCCGGCAGGCAGTGAATAATCTGGACGTGGTCATGCCGGAGACGGTTTTCGATTCCATTTTTGAGGGGATCGGGACAAGCCACACCCTCCTCAGCGCCATCAACTTTATGAACACCAAGGGCGCCATCCGCACGATGATGAACACCCACGGCTACCAGAGGGCCGTCTGGGGCAAGCTGTGCGCCCCCATCATCCAGGAGCTGACCAGCGGCTTCAAGGAAGTGGACGCCGGGCAGTTCAAGTTGTCCGCATTTATCCCTGTGTGCAAGGCGATGCTGGATCTGGGTCCCGAATGGCTGGACCGCTATGTGCGGACGATCCTGGCCGAGGCCCTGGCTAACGGAATGGAATACGCCATCGTCAACGGCACCGGCAAGGATGAGCCCATCGGCATGAACCGACAAATAGGAGAGGAGGTCACTGTCACTGGCGGCGTGTACCCGGAAAAGACCGCTATCGCAGTCACCGACTTCTCGCCCGCCACTATGGGCAACCTGGTGTCCATCCTGGCGGCGGACCCCAATGGCATTGCCCGCCGGGTGGATGGCCTGCTCCTGGTGGTCAATCCCCAGGACTACTACCAGAAAATTGTACCCGCCACCACCGTCCAGGCCCCCGACGGCACCTACCGCAGCGACGTCCTCCCCATCCCCCTGCGGATTGTGCAGTCCCCCGCCAAGCCCCGGGGCAAGGCCACCCTGGGAATCGGCCGCCTGTACTGGGCCTTCGCCGGGATGAACAAGGACGGCCGGATCGAGTACAGCGACGATTACCACTTCCTGGAGGATGAGCGGGTCTATCTCATCAAGACCTACGGCAATGGGATGCCGGCCGACAACAACGCCTTCCTGGAGCTGGACATCTCCGGTCTGAAGGCCGCCCGGTACAAGGTGACGCTGGTGGAGGAATCCGCCCCGTCCACGGACGCAGCCCTGTCTGACCTCCGGATTGGCTCACTGAGCCTGTCCCCGTCCTTCTCCGGCACGGTGGCCAGCTACACCGCAACCACAGCCAATGCCACCAACACCATCAACGCCATGCCCTCCAACGCCGCAGCGGCCATCCAGGTGACAGTCAACGATGTGGAGATTGACAACGGAACCGCCGCCACCTGGAAGGACGGCGCAAACACGGTCAAGGTAAAGGTGACTGCGGAGGACGGACAGGCCAGCCAGACCTACACCGCCACCGTGACCAAGTCCAATGTCTGAGCTGCCGGAGGGCCTGCTGGATGATGTCAAGAACTACCTGGACATCACCTGGGAGGATGAGGCCACAGACCGGAAACTTGCCGGGATCGTTGCTGGCGGCATGGACTACCTGGACGATAAGGCCGGGGAGAGGCTCGACTACACCCAGCCCGGCTATGGCCGTTCCCTGCTGATGGACTACGCCCGCTATGCCAGGGACGGGGCTATGGATGTGTTCGAGAATAACTACCGCCATCTGCTGCTGGCGATGCAGAACAACAGGAGGGTGAGGGACTATGCGCCAGAAGCCGTTCCGGCCGGGGAGTGAGATTTCCCAGAGCTACAACAGCGGCATCGTGACTGTGTACCGGGTGTCCGATGGGGCGGAGCCGGGCTTCGCCCCGGTCCCGGTGCTGGAGAGGAAGGCTGTGCTGCGGTATGAGGAACTGCGGGTGGGGCTGAACCGGTACTATGACGCCCGGCAGAACCAAGTGCAGGTGGAGAAGGTCGTCCGGGTACCCCGGGGGGCGGATATCTCCCCCCAGGACGTGGCCATCACCCAGGACGGGCGGCAATACCGCATTGATCTGGTGCAGCTGGCCCAGGATGTGTGGCCGCCCAGCCTGGATCTGACCCTGGCCAAGACGGAGCAGGTCTATGAGGTGTCCAAGTTGGACACATGAGAACAAACAGGAGGGCAGAGCGTGAGATGGTATGACAGACTGATCGCGGCCCATCGGGACGTGACGGACAAGGTGAGCCACGCGGTGCGGCTGAAATCGGATCGTTATTTTGTGTGGCAGGAGGATGGCCGCAACGATCTGGCGGCGGAGAACGCCCACGCCGAGGGGGCCGTCACCGGCTCCACCGACCTTTTCACCAAGAAGGAGTTTGATCCATGGGTGGAGGCTTTGGGGGAGTCCCTCAGCAGCCATGGGATTGCGTGGAGCCTCAGCTCCCAGTATGAGCCGGAGGCAGGATTCTGGCATTACACATGGGATTGGGAGGTGGCGGATGGCTAAGATTACGTTCAAGGGCTTGGATTCGTACATGTCCAAGCTTAGCGCCCTGGAGCGGTCTGCGGATCAGGTTGCCAAGGCGGTCATCTACGACGGCGCTGAGGTTGTGGCGGACGCGGTCCGGAAGGGGCTGGAGAGCCTGCCCACCTCTGAGCATGACGGAAAGCCCTGGTTTGGTACGCCTGGTCATCTGGCCCGCGGGCCCAGTGAGGCGCAGAAGAAGGGGCTGATTGACAGTTTCGGCATTACCCCGGCCGGAACGGACGCAAAGGGGCTAATTAACGTACATATCGGTTTTGACGGTTACAACAGCGTCCGGTCTGCCCAGTGGCCCCAGGGGCAGCCCAACCAGATGGTGGCCAGGGCGGTGGAAAAGGGCACGTCGTTCATGGAGAAAAACGCCGTCATTAAGGCGGCTGTCTCCAAGTCCCGCAGGGCGGCGGTAAAAGCGATGGAGCGGCGTGCTGAAGAAGAAATCGAAAAGATCGTGAAATGAGGTGCGGCATGATTAAGAAAATTAACGGCAGGGACTGGTTTTGCTGCCCTCACTGCGGCAAGGCGCTGTTCCCTGTCTCGCCGGAGACGCGGGCGGAGCATCTGGCACTGCGCTGCAAGGCGTGCAAGAACGACGTGCAAGTGAATATTCCTTAGAGCCAAGAGCCTTAGAGCCAAGAGCCGTCAATCACCGGGGTGAACCCGGCAGTTGGCGGCTCTTTCATTTTTGACAGAAGAAAGGAAGAGACTGCTATGGCGACAATCGGCGTATCAAAGCCCTATTACGCAAAGTACAACGTGGTGGATGGGAATGTGTCCTATTCCGGCGGCGGCGTGATGGGGAAGATGACGGAGCTGGAGATCTCCATCGAGACCAGCGAGGACAACAACCTGTACGGGGACAACGGCATCGCGGAAACGGACCGGACGTTTTCCAACGGCACCCTCACCGCCTCCACCACCGACCTGTCCCAGGAGGTGGCCAAAGACCTGCTGGGAGTGGTGGAGCGGGAACTGGAGGAGATCCCTGGCATTACTGACACCGGCGTGAAGGAGCTGGTCTTCGACGACAGCCAGGTGACGCCCTATCTGGGTACCGGATTCATCATCAAGAAGATGGTCAACCACATGACGCGCTGGCGGGCCATCGTGCTGACCAAGGTCATGTTCTCTGTGCCGTCCGATTCCGCCACCACCCAAGGGGAGAGCATCGAGTGGCAGGTGCCGGAGCTGAGCGGCACCATCATGCGGGATGACAGTGAGACCCATACGTGGAAACGGGAGGCTACCTTCACCACGGAGGCCCAGGCGGAGGTGTACATCAAGCATCGGCTGAACATCGGCGCAGAGGCTGCCGCAGCCGCTTACGCCCGGGCGGGCCTGAACATCGGGGGGGATGAGGTATGAGAAACGGGACAATCACCCTGGCGGGCAAGGAATACCCTCTTCGCTTCTCCCTCCGGGTGTTAAATGCCTGCAAGGAGCGGTATGGAACCCTGGACGGCATCTTCCAGGCGCTCCAGGGGGCGGCCGACGGGATGGACGCGATTGAGGAATGCCTGTGGCTGCTGGAAAACATGCTGGACGCCGGGTGGCGATACGACAGGATCAATGGGAAAAACCCGACCCAGCCGCCGGACATGGACATGCTGCTGGACGTGCTGGATCTGTCGGAAGTACAGGCGGCGCTGGTGACGGCTATTGCCGGCGACAGCGTCCGGACGGTGAAGGCCGACCCGCCAAAAAACGGCGCCGCCGCTGCCGAGGCGGCGGCGGATCAGAGCTGAGCCTTTCGTGGTTTATGTGGTACGGGATGGCGGTTGGCCTGACCAGGGAGGAAACATTGGATATCCCCTATGGGGAGCTGATGGACCTAGTCGCCATCCACCAGATCAAATGCGAGGGCGCGGAGCTGCGCCGCGCCCTCTCTGATGAAGATATTATCCCGGATGTTCTGTGAGGTGAGTGGATGGCATATGACATTGGCGCTCGTCTGGGCATTGAGGGCGAAAAGGCATTCAACGACAGCCTCAAGGCTGTAAACGCCCAAATCAAGGCCCTGGGGGCGGAAATGACCGCCGTGACGGCTAGTTTCCTGAAAAACGCGGATTCCCAGCAGTCCCTGGCGGCGAAAAACGAGGTATTGAACCGGTCGATTGAGGTCACCAGGAGCAAAACGGAAATTCTCAACAAGGAGATCGCCAGCCAGAAGGAAAAGCTGGACAGTTTGGGACAAGCCCTGGACAAGGCGGCGAAGAAATCCGGAGAGAACTCTGACGAGGCCCTGAAAGCCCAGAACGCCTACAACTCCCAAGCAAAGAAGGTCAACGACCTGGCGGCCCAGCTCAACAAGGCGGAGGCGGAGCTTGCCAGCATGACCAACGCTGTGGAGGAAAACAGCCGGGCCATGGAGGGCAGCGGCCAGAGCATGGACGAGCTGGCAGACGGGGTGAAGCGGGCGGGCGACAGCATGGAGGACGCCGGAAAGGCCGGGCTGTCCTTTGGGGGTATCCTGAAGGCCAACGTCCTTTCCGACGCCATTGCGGCCGGGGCCCGGAAGCTGGCGGAAAGCCTGCGGGCTGTGGCGGACGCCGCCCTGGATCTGGGCAGGCAGTCGCTGGAGGGATTTTCACAATTCGAGCAGCTCAGCGGCGGGATCAAGACCTTGTTCGGCACAGAGGCGGGGTCCCTGGAGGAATACGCACAGTCCGTGGGGAAATCCGTGGATGAGGTGTCCGGCGAATATGAGCGGCTGCTGGCCTCCCAGCAGACAGTATTCTCCAACGCGGACAAGGCGTTTCAGACCGCCGGGCTCTCCGCCAACAAGTACATGGAGACCGTCACCAGTTTCTCCGCCAGCCTGATCCAGGGCCTGGGCGGGGACACGGAGGCGGCGGCACAGCTGGCGGATCAGGCCATCATTGACATGGCCGACAACGCCAACAAAATGGGCACCGATATGGAGAGCATCCAGAATGCCTACCAGGGGTTTGCCAAGCGGAACTTTGACATGCTGGACAACCTCAAGCTGGGCTATGGAGGCACCCAGGCGGAGATGGTGCGGCTGATCAACGACAGCGGCATCCTCAACGAGACCATATCCAACCTGGACAACGTCAGTTTTGACCAGATGATCCAGGCCATCCACGCGGTGCAGGCCGACATGGGCATCACCGGCACCACGGCCAAGGAGGCCGCCAGCACCATCGAGGGCAGCACCAATTCCATGAAGGCCGCATGGGAGAATCTTGTGACAGGGTTAGCCAGCGGCGACGCCGATTTGAGCGGCCTTATGTCCAATTTTACAGAGAGCGTAGCCACGGCGGGGGAAAACATCCTTCCGCGGGTGGAGACTATCCTGGAAAATATGGGCACGTTGGTGGAGCAGATGCTGCCCCAAATCACAGAGCAGATCCCCCCGCTCGTTGAGACGGTCATCCCTCCGCTGGTGGCTGCTGGAGGGAAACTGCTGGGCGGCCTGGCCTCCGGGATTGCGCAGGCCGTTCCGGGGCTGCTGGAGCAGGCCGGGGCGGCCCTTGCCGGATTGCAGGACAGTTTTCTTCAGCTGGTGCCCACATTATCCCAGGGGCTGCGGGAGAAGGCTCCGGATTTCATCGCCTCTGGGCTGGAGCTCCTGTCCGGGCTGAGTGCGTCGCTGCGGGAAAATGTTGGGCTGCTGGTGGATGCCGCTCTGGATCTGGTGAAATCCCTGGCGCAGGCCATTGCCGACGGTATCCCCGATATCATTGAAAAGGGGCCGGAAATCGTATCCAATCTGGCGAATACTATTAACGATAATGCCCCTAAAATCCTGAAGGCCGCTTTTGACATCATTGTGACCCTGGGCAAGGGCCTGATTGACGCGATTCCTACCTTAATTGCCAATATTCCGCAGATTTTCAGCGCCATTGTGGATACTTGGTCTGCCTTGGACTGGCTTAGCCTGGGGAAAAATGCCATTACCTTCCTTAAAGATGGCATTACCAACATGATTCCGCAGCTGAAAACAGCTGGCAAAAATGTGCTGGATGCCGTTGTTAACGCTGTAAAGCAGCTCCCGCAAACCTTGTTGGAGATCGGCAAAAACGGCCTATCTGGTTTGGTGAACGCCATCAAGAGCTTTGCCGGGGCCGCAAAAAGCGCAATGTCCGCTGTGGCAACCGGAATCCTCAATGAGATAAAAGCTCTCCCATCCAAGGCCCTGGAGATTGGCAAAAACATTATTTCCGGTATCGTAAACGGCATCAAAAACGGCGCAGCGGCAGCGGTCAAGGCTGTCACTGACTTGGCGGGCAACCTGCTGGGCAAGGCCAAGGAGGCTCTTGGCATCCACTCCCCGTCCAGGAAGTTCAAGGAGGAAGTCGGCGAGTACATCGGGTTAGGCGTAGCGGAGGGCATCTCCAACAGCAGCGACAAGGCGGTGAAGGCCGCTGACGAGATGGCCAAGGATGTGTTTACCCGCAGCAAGGACTGGGCGGACCGTCAGACCAAGTACATGAACCTCTCCTTCCAGGAGCAGCTGGAGCTGTGGGAAACCATTCAGGGCCAGTTTGTCGAAGGCAGCAAGCAGTACGCTGAGGCGGAAGAGAAAATTTACGATCTGCGGGCCCAGGTCCAGGCGGAGTTCTACCAGAAGATCGAGGACGCCAACAAGAAGGTGGCGGAGCTTCAGAATGAGTACTATGACGCCATGGAGAAGCGGCAGGAGCAGATTGCCAACGCCTACGGCCTGTTTGACAAGGTGTCAGAGCGGGAGGAAATTTCCGGCAAGGATCTGCTGCACAACCTCCAGGATCAGGTTTCCATTATGAAGTCCTTCTACAAGGGGCTGGACAAGCTGGAGGAGCGGGGCGTTGGTTCCGCTATCGTGGACGAAATCCGGGCCATGGGCCCCAGCGCGGAGAGTGAGCTCCACGCCCTGCTGGGCCTGACAGACCGGGAGCTTGACCAGTACGCCAACATCTACAAGGAAAAGCAGCAGCTGGCCAACCGGGTGGCGCTGGACGAGCTGAAAGATTTGAAAGCCCAGACGGACGCGGAGATCGCCTCCCAGATCAACGACCTGCGCAGCTACTACAGCCAGAACGCGCCGGAGATCGGGCGTTCCTTCACTATCGGGCTGGCAGATGGCATGTGGAGCGGCCTGTCCACATTGGCCAGCGTGAGCAGGGACGTGGGCCAGACCATCATGTCCTCCGTTGCCGGCGCTATCGGGAGCGGGCCCTACGCCGACCTGGCCGACACCATGGTACAGAGCGGCGGGGGCGTTCCGGAGGGGTACGAGAGGGCCCAGGAGGCGCTGGAGATGGCCACACGGGTTTTTGGCGACCGCATGGCAAAGGGGGAGCTGATTACCCTGGGAGAGCTCCAGGAGGCGTTTGGCGGGATGATGGACGGCGTGGAGGTCCGCATGGACGGGCAGAAGGTCGGCCAGATCACCTACGGGCACCAAAAGAACTACAACCGGGCCTATGACATGTAAGGAGGGCGGCTATGCGAGCAAAGCTGGTGATCAACGGCGTGGATTTCACACCCTGGATTCTGGAGGAAGGGATGGAGCAGTACGAGCTCACCCGGCAGGAGCGCAGCGTGGTGGGCCTGGACGGCATCGACTACCGCGCTGGGGTAGTCAAGCGGGGGATCAGCGTCTCCCTCACCAGGATGAAGGACACGACGTGGCACAGCCTGCTGGACGCCCTCCGGACCCGCCCGGCAACAGTGGAGTACATCGACGACGCCACGGGGGAGGCACGCAAGCTCTTCTATGTGTCCGCCCCCAGCGCCACCACACGGATGGTGCGGGGGAACACCACCTATTTTGGCGGCGGGTCCTTTACACTGGAGGAAAAATAGATGCTGCACACAAGTGGGCTATACCAGACTATGCTGCGTGATCCGCGCCATCAGAAGGAGTGCTATGTGCGCATTGCCGGAGAGGACTATCATCAGGACCGGCTGGTCTCCCTGTCCACCTCCGGCGGTGCGTTCGCCTCGCCGGATATCGGCACCTGCGCCTCCCGGCAGATCGACCTGTTACTGCGCAATCCCGGGGAAATCCCACGGCAGGCGGAGCTGCGGGTCTACGTCCGGCTGCGGCTGGGCGGCCAGGTTTCGGAATGGCTGCCCAAGGGGGTGTACTACATATCCACCCGGAAACTGGACAAGCGCACCGGCACGTTGGCCATCCACGGCTTTGACGCGATGCTGAAGGCCAGCGACGTATGGCTGACGGAGGATTACGCGCCGGTTAACTGGCCCATGCCCCAGCGGGTGGCGGTAGAGGACATCGCCTACCGCATGGGCGCTGAGGTAGACCCGCGGACGGTAGTGACTGACGGTTTTCCTATCCCCTACCCCGCAGACGAGACCGGGGAAGACCTCACGATGCTGGATATCCTGGAGTTCATCGCCGTGTGTAACGCCGGGAACTGGGTGATCAGCGACGAGGGGAGGCTGCTGCTCCTGCGGTACGGCGATATCCCCCCGGAAACAAATTATCTGGTGACGGAGTATGGATCCGCCATCACATTGGGAGGTGTAAAGATTCTTGTTGGATAAAGTTTTTGCAGGCATGAAGGTGTCCGACTTGGACACATCCGCCCCGCCGGTCCGGATCAGCCGGGTAAACCTGCGGGTAGACAACGAGACCAGCTACACCGCCGGGGATGACAGCGGTCGCACCATTGAAAAGGAGTGCCCTTGGGGCACCCAGGCCATGTGCGACGGCATCCTGGCCCAGGTGCGCTCCGTAGGGTACCAGCCTTTTTCTGGCGTGGACTGCCTGCTGGACCCGGCGGCGGAGGTGGGGGATGGGATCACCATCGGGGGCGTGTACTCCGTCCTGGCCAGGACGGATATTACCTTTGACGGCCTATACACGGCGGACCCGTCCGCACCGGGGTCGGACGAGGTGGACGACGAGTATCCATATAAATCCCGCGCCAGCCGGCTGGCAGACCGGCAGCGGGCGCAGATTTACTCCCGCATCATCAAAACAGCCAATATGATCCGGCTGGAGGTGGTGGACGAGGTGCGAAAGCTCAACGCCCGAATCACCCTCGAAGTGGATCGGATTACCACAGAGGTCAACGACGTCAACGCGGGCCTCAGCTCTAAGATTGAGCAGACGGCCAGCAGCCTGACGTCCCAGATCACCAA